AAGACCAGAAACAACTCGGAAAGGCTGGCGGCGAAGTCCTCCGTCAGTCAATCCAGCACTCTTTGGACATGGAGAATACCGGTGAGCCGGGCACGAGTCCACAGGGTTTCGGGACGGAAGCAAATTTATAAACAATACTTTGTAACAAAGCCCCCTTTTTCTAGGGGTTTCGTTACACAAGATGGGAGCATAAATGGTAGAAAAAGAAAAACCTTTCTTGATGAATGAACTGACCATCGGAGAGAAAATAGCACTGGGACAGGTTAGTCGCTTGCCGGGTTTTCAAGTCATCGTGAAGCTTATCGAGTCTGGTTGTAACCGAGCGACAGCCAAGGCTATCAACACCAATCCGGAAGAAGAAAACTACAACCAAAAAGTCGCGGCTAGACAGACTTACGCATATGACGTGAATTCGTTTACTCGTTTGATTAGACAGTCTATTGAGCACCACATTAAGCACGGCATCGCTGAAGAAGCAGAATTGCAAGAAGAAGCGCAGAAGCTAGTTTCAGAACAACAATCTTAGCACGACAATCCAATCTAGTACGGAGATAATATGAGTTCAGCACCAACACCTATCACACGCGATTATGTCCTTAACATGTCGAAGGAAGAGTTGCACAAGGTCGTCAAGGACCCCGCCAAGATGGCTGAGATTAACGCGTTTCTTCTGACCCCGGAAGGTCGTGGAGTCGTGGCGGAAATTGCATCTAGTGCCACGGAGCCTGTCGTCGAAGAACCAATCGAAGAACCGACAGTGACTCCAGCAGTTGAAGAATTTAATCAAGAAGAAGCAGACCGTCAGGCGGCGGAAGCCAAGGCTTTGACAGAAAAAGCCGCAGCTAGCCAGATCGAGGAAGCGCGTAAAGCGGAAGAAGACCAAGCTTTGATTGATGCCGGTATCACGATTTATCGTGACGCGTCCGGCAATATCGTTAAGCTTGTCCAAGATTATCAAGCCGATGACGGGAACGGAAACCCTATCGGCCGCCCGACTCACCTCGAGGCACGCAGCTGGGTTGAGCTCGTCCGGAAACAGAAGGAAGCCCATACACAGGCAACCCGGGCATTTCATCGTTTGAAGGATCAGAAAACGACATTCACAAAGAAGGTAGTGGAGCCCATCAAGATTCCGCAAGTACCTCTGATGTCAGAGGACGACAGAATCCAAGCGGCTTTAGATTTGAATAGCGACGATGAAAACGTCGTACTGAAAGCCGAGCGTAAGCTTCGCTCGGACGACATTCTTCGTGGGCAGCAACAGAAGGCAGTACTCGACGAGCAGGCGAGACAGACGCAAGTCTCGGATGCCTTCAAGGCTCGCCATACCCGCGATTACAATCCTTGCCAAGCAAACGCCAAGTTGATGACTGATTATCTCAGGGAACACACGGACGCCTACGGTAATCCGTTGGCTTTTACTGAAGATAATCTCGAGTTGGCATTTGCAGCAATAGAACCGCAGCTAGTGCCTGCTCAGGCACCAGTTGAAACGGAAACGGCGCAGCCGGTGACGAATACACCAGCAGTGCCAACAACACAGCAGGTCACGCTGAAGCCACCGACGCCGGAAATACAACCGACGGCGGCAGCCGAAGCAACATTAGTAACGCCCGCCGCACCACCCGCAGCGCCTAATCCGCGAACGGTTGATACGCGACGGGGAGTCAACGTAGGGCTACAGCCCGGCCAGTCGACAGGACTGAGACCGGCGGCTACTCCGTCCGGACTTACCATGAAAGACATCGCGAAGTGGACCGGCGATCAGATGAAGAAGGAGCGGATGAATCCCGCTCGTCGAGCAGAGATTGATCGGGTAATCGCGGCTTACAACAAGTCACGAGCTTCTCGGGTCTAACGATTAGGTGACATATGAGTGGACCAAATCCCTCAGCAGCAAACGTATCAAACGTCCTGACAGCTCAGGCGATCTTGTTCGATAAGGAACTGATCCCGAACCTGAAGGGAGAAACGGATGCATTCGTTGCTTGCGCTGAACGGCGCGTGCAGCCTTTGCATGCCGGTATTAACCGGACCTTCTTCCAGTACAACACACTGGCTGGCGACGTATCCCAGAGCCAAGACGGAACGGTGGGCAATCCGGAAATCATCACTCAGATCAGCGCACCGGCGCAGCTGGGTGAATGGAACAACTACACGAACTTTTCTTCGTTCGCTATTGCTGCTTCCATCGATGAATTAGTCGGAAACTCTGCTGTCGAGCTTGGTTACCAAGCCGGTCAGTCGATTTCTGAATTGTATTCCGCAGTAGCAGATAGCGCGTCAACGGTTGACAGCAACGTTAACCAGTCCGCTCTTCTGTCCAGCCCTTACACTCTTGACCTCGGCACGATTCGTGAACTGAAGCAGCAACTTGTTTCAGAAGACGTTCTGCCTTGCAAGAAGGGTAAGTTCATGGGCGCAATCAGCCCCAACGTGTTGGGCGACATCTACAACGCAACGACAGTGAACAACTCTATCGTTGATTTGTGGAAGTACGCAAACATGGAGAAGTTCGATAAGATGGGTGGTGCTGACCAGACCATGGAAATCGAACTCCCGGGCACGAACATCGTGTTCCGTCAGACCCCGTTCGTTACCAAGACCAGCAACTATCAGGGCAGTGGAAAAATCGCATACAGAACCTATGTATTCGGTAACTACGCTTTGATTGGTGTTTGGCTCGAGGTTCCGGGCGACACCGATTTGGATGAGGGCGACTGGCGGACTATCGAATGTCGCGTAGTCACCGATGCTCCTCCGAGCTCATTTGACCCCACAGCTACGATTGGTGGATGGGCAAGTTACAAATTCCATTAACTGCAACTGGTGGAATTAAAATCTTCTCTGATTGACTCGAACGCTGAAATGCCAACGAGGCGGAAGTCGAAAGACACCGTGAACGACTAAGCGAGAAGACACCGAAAGGTGATGCAATAGTCTGAACATACGGGAATTTGTAACCGTATGAGTCAAGCAGAAATGACTTGGCACACTTGAAAGAGTGTTAACACAATGCAGACAGTTACTCTTCCTCCGGCCACGGGTGTAAACACTCAGCGTATACGCTACATCAAGCAACACGGTGCCCTCGCGGCGTAATCCGCGATGTGGAAATCTTAGGTAATTGACTTTAACCCTGCAACGGGAAAAAGGCGGAAGGCGAAAGCCACCGTGAGAGACTAAACCCTGAGACGGCCTTCGGGCCGATGCGATAGTCCGAACATACGGGAAACAAACTGTATGAGGTTGACAGAAATGGTCAGCCCCACTGAAAAGTGAGTAACAAATTGCGACAGCGTACCCGCGATCCAATAAGGACTTGACACAGAGTAAAATTTGTGTTATAGTGGTTTTGTAGTATAGGTTTGGGGCGTGCCCTTAACACGCCCCTTACCAACTCTTTAAGGGAGAGCCGAATGTTGATTTATTTAGTAACGAACAAAATTAACGGTAAGAGATATGTCGGACAGACGTCCCAGTCTTTAATAATTCGATGGAAGCGACATCAATATCCTTTTCCTCATCGTCGGCATTCTTATCTGTATAATTCTATCTGTAAGCACGGGATTGAGAATTTCTCTATAGAAGCTATTGCAATAGTCCGCTCTAAAGACGATATGGATTTTTACGAAAGTTTCTTAATAAAAGAATTCGATCTTCGAAATCCTGAAAAGGGGTATAACCTCACCGATGGTGGCGGGGGCATACTAGGGTTTAAACTTTCTGAACAGACTAAAGAAAGAATGTCACGACACATAAAGTCGCCAGAACACCGTAAGAAAATATCCGAAGCCAAGATGAGTAATACGTCTCGATTAGGAATGAAGCACTCAGAAGATACAAAGAAACGAATGTCCGAAGTGGCGAAAGGCCGTAAATTCTCTGAAGAACATAAGCGAAATCTGTCTCTGGCTCAACAACGGAGACGCGCTGAAGGAACCCAATAATGCAAGACATGCGTAAGATAGTTTCAGGCACCGACCTGACGAATCCCTTCAAGCACCGACACAACGTCAAGGCAACACAGGAAACCATTAAAAAACTTCTAGCCGACGGAACGCCAAACTGGATTAAGTTCCCGAACGATTACAAAAATTTTGTCCGCGAAAGTTTCCAAGCCGCGAAAGAAGAATCAGACAGCCAAGTCTCTGGTTACAAGATGGAGAGACAAGAGTTGCTGATGAACGCCAAGGCGCGAAAAGTAAACGCAATCGCGACTCGTGATTTCATTGATAAGCTCCGCCGGAACGGCGTGAAATGTTTCACGGTTGATAACGGATTCCCGCCGCAGACTATCGCGTTGTGGGCAATCAAGCCGGGCAGCGACAAGCTTCAATATATTTGTTATCTACAGGTACCCGCGATGTATGAATGGTCCGTCCTGAAGGTCGACCGCCACGGTTTGCCCGCGGGAGAGGACTTCCGAGGCTGGCGGACCGTACTCGTGCAATT